AATTATATTAATACACTAACAACTTCACCACTCTATTATGTATAACACAGAAATTAAAAGTTACGACGGTTCTCTTATTCATCAAAGATTTGCATACAAGTATCTTCGCAAGAAAGTTAATCCATTAGGAGATATTATGGCATTTCGAGGGTCAATGGATGTAACATCAAATCTTGTAGACCTTGAAGATGTATTGAATAATGATTTCATTCATAGCGACGATGCAATTCAATTTGTTTGGGAGATTCCAAATCTTGATCGCTTTGGTGCTGTATGTTTTCAAAGACTTTTCATTGCACAGGTGGCTCAAATTCTTCATTCAAAAGGCATTCCAAGAATTACATTAGAAGGCGATGACATCATGGTTGAAAATGAATTTGTAAGTGACCATCATGGCTTGGTATTACCAAGAGGCAAAGCCAGCGTTTCTATTTGCCATGAAGTTAATGGGGCGACACTCGGACATTTAGGCATTAATATCAATGCAGGACCAAAAGCACCAGCATTTGCATACTCCACACGAATGACAGATCAGGTCGTATTAAGCTTTGCAAATGATGTTATTCAAGAATTTTATTCAATGATTCAAGATATTTTCATTGCTACATCTAAGACAGCAATTATTTAATATGCTTTTTGATTATCTTAAAAATATTCTCTATCAAAAGAACCCAGAGATTCTTGAAGAGGATAATGATTTTGTGCCTTTTTTGATTCAGAGGTGGCTAACAATGCATTCTCCCGAAATGGCATTGATTGTTAATGAAACAACCAATCGCTATTGGGCATCATTCAATACAAAGCAAGATTGGTATGATGCATTTATTACGATGCTTCCTCGCGTTAAATTCCGCAAGCTTAATTACATTAAGAAATCAAAAGATAAAAATGAAAAACCTGACGAAGTGATTAGTGCAATTGCACGTAATTTAGAAATTTCAGAAAGAGAGGTACGTATGTATCTTGAAAAAACAGAAATTGATAAAAAACCATTTAATGTTGATATTTACAAAAAGTAATCATAATTGATGATATATGGAAAATATTGAAAAGTATCATGGAGTTCAACTTCCAGAAGATTTCGAAATCACAGAACTATTTGGAGACACTCTAATGGTTGTATATACTGATGCCACAACAGATGGTATGATTAAAAGAGGTTCTCTTTATGTAGACCCAAGTGTTACATATTCTATGTGGCGTGTTGGTAAAGTTTTACTCAAAGGTCCTAAATGCACAAATAACATTGAGGTGGGTGATATGGTTCTCTTTCCTAATGATCGAGGTATTCCTGGAATTAAGCATGCAGGCCAAGAAGTAAGATATATCAATGAGGATAGATTATTCGGCAAAGTAAAACTCAAACCACAAGAATAACATGGCATCGTTGTCTGAACTATATGGCTTGCTCGATACAAACGTAATTGAAGCTAAGTTTGTACGTAGAAAGCCAAAACCAGGAAATGCTGCTACAAGAAGAGCATTTATTACTAATAATACTGTTTTGCTTAATAGCCCTCGAGGCAAGGTAACCCTGAGATATACTGGTATTAAAGACGGTGCATCTGGATTGGGATTTAATGTAGTAGCAAAGAATTTAGTACTGGCGTGGGATTTATTGTGGCAAGAATATCGATTATTTGGTGCTGAGGGGTCTCAGGTTATTACTGCTATACCAGTAACAACAGACGCAGAAATAGAATCATTTTGGAAATACTTTGATGATAACATTATGTCTCTTTCCCCTGAAGACAAGTTGAAGTTTATGAATAGCTAATGATTAACTTTTTAGAAAATTTTTTCAAAACCCAATTTCAGAAAAATATTGAAATTACCATTGGAGGAACCCAGGTAATAAAGAAAGGTAAATTTATTTTGGTAAGACCAAATTTATTTACTTTAGATTTGTATATTAAATCGAACAAACCTACCGCTGAAATAATTTCACTGCCAATACCATTCCACTACACAACTAATAACGATTTGATCGTTTTTGATTACGATATAAGCAAAATTGCAGTAAAGAATACTAAGGGTTATAAAAATCTTTCTTTGTATATAGGAAAATACAAAACAAGTAAATTTTTAAATAACCAACTTCATATTAAATTTGAGTAATAAAAAAGGGTCGCACTGCGACCCTTTTTTTGTTTTGTTATGTATTTATTGATTTCTTTTTAGAAGAGATCCTTGCCAGCAGAACTCATGTTCGATTTCACTTGTAGTCCTAATTGTTTTGGAGCACCGACAGCAGTTAGTTTGCCACTGCTATCATAGGTCTTAACATTTCCGGCTTTACCAGGTCGTGCACCTAGTTTGCTTTTAACTGTTTTTGATCCTGGTTGAGCAAGCTTAGCACCAGCACCAAGATTAGCGCTAGTCATGCTGTAGCTTCCTTCTTCTTCTACGACTTCCTTATCTTCATCTTCATCTTCGTCGTCTTTTGATTCTCCTGTTACTTCTTCCTCTTCACCACCTTCAAGCTCTTCCATTTCACCACCACCAACAGCGGCTTGCAAAAGATCAAGAAGCATTTGAGCAGTTTGCTTATCGAGTGTTAGTGTAACATTATCACCACCTTCTGATTCTCCACCCATCATATCAGCATCTCCGTAGTCTTCATCGTTCATCATATCATACTCATAGTATAGATCGGATGCGTCGTCTTCTGCTAAGAAATTTTGATTCTCTGTTAGAGTTTGTTCCCATAGTCTATTAAATCTAGAACCAAAAGCTGGTACTGATTCGTTGACTTTTTTCGGCTTGACTGGTGTTTTAACACCTTCAGGACCAGCGCCAGATGGACCCTTCTTTGGTGTTGGACGATCTGGAAGTTTTGTAGCGGTTGTTTGCTTGAAGTTACCTTTGCCGGTTTTCTTCATTGCTTTACGCTTTTCTAAAAGTTGTTTCAATTTGGCGTTCATATGTATGTAACGTACTTATGTGAATTTCATAAGTTTTCTTTGTAGTCTGATTAAAAATACATCGAATAATGATTACAGCCATTATAATTCATTTTATATACTATAAGATTCGGTTGGCATTGAAGTAAATAATTAATACATGGCATTGCAATTTCCAATATCAGCAACAGATGGTCAGCTTGTTTCATTCGGATTGAATACTTGGCAATATAATGCTGCTCTTAATAAATGGGATGTTAAAGTATTTGCACCAACAGATCCGGGCGTTTCTATAGTGGTTATTTCCAATAGTAGTTATTGGAATCAAGCATACACCACTCTTACATCCAATAGCTCAACATGGGGTATTGGATCTGGAAATCCTGCAGTCAATTCGTTGGTTATTTCCAATAGTAGTTTTTGGAATCAATCATATGCAGTTCTTACAGCCAATAGTAGTACATGGAGTTCAGGTACAGGCAATTCTGCTGTTAATAATATTGTTATTGCTAATAGTGCTAATTGGAATTCAGTATATTCGACGGTGTCATCGAATAGTGCATCTTGGGGAGTTAGCACCGGAAATTCTGCTATTAATAATTTAGTATCATCCAATAGTGCAAATTGGAATCAATCATATACTAATCTTACGGCTAATAGTGCAAACTGGAACAATACTTTTAGCACAACATCCGCTAATAGCAGTAATTGGAATCAATCATATACTAATCTTACGGCTAATAGTGCTAGATGGAATCAAGGATTTGCGGCTCTTACAAGCACAAGCGCAAATTGGAATAATGCTTTCAATGTAACATCTACCAACAGTTCAAACTGGAACCAAAGTTATACAGCATTGTCTAGCACTAGTAGTAATTGGAATCAAGCATATTCAACAGTACAATCAAATAGCAGCACGTGGGGTACTAGTCCCATTACATCTGCAGTCAATAATGCAGTGACATCTAATAGTGCTAATTGGAATCAATCGTATACAAATCTTACAGCTAATAGTGGTAACTGGAACACGGCTTACTCAACAGTAACAGCGAATAGTGCATCTTGGGGAACCAGCACAAGCAATTCTGCGGTCAATAATACAGTGACTGCTAATAGTGGCAATTGGAATCAAAGCTATACTAACCTTACTGCCAATAGCAGTAATTGGAATTCAACTTACTCAACAGTGCAATCAAATAGCAGCACATGGGGTATTGGTGCTAGTAATTCCGCAGTTAATAATGTTGTTACAGC